ACAACATCAAGTAATAATAAAGGTATTTCTATAAATCTTAAACCTGGAGATATGCTTGTTTACAAAGGTATGGAATTAGAACATTGGAGAGAAGAATTTCAAGGAGATAACTGCGCACAAGTATTTTTACACTATAATAATCAAAAATCTAAAGATGCTGATAAAAACATCTATGATAAGAGAAAACATTTAGGGCTTCCATCTTGGTTTAAACAATGATAGAAGAAAGTTGGTGGGGGGGATTACCACCATACCACCATCCCTCCTGCCTTTTTTTATGAATAAACAAGTTTTAATTTGTATACCAAGTTTTGATCAGAAGATTCATTTAGAAACTATATCATCAATTATAAATGTAAGAGATACACTTATGCAAGCCAAGATTGGTTGTGGCATGATGTGGATTAGAGATAGCTTGATAACAAGAGCAAGAAACAAATTGGTTACTGAATTTTTAAAACAAGATAACTACACTCATTTATTTTTTATAGATGCTGATGTTACTTTTGAACCTCAACAATTTATAAGAGTTTTGTTATATGATAAACCAATTACAGCTGCACCCTATCCAATTAAAAATGAAGCTCCTGTAGAAAAAGGTGATGCTAGTCAAGGATGGTGTTTAAATTTTCCTATAGGTCCTTATGATTTATCAGAAAATGATAAAGGATTTAAAAAAGTAAATTATGCTGGTACAGGTTTTATGTGTATACAAAGAAAGGTATTTGAAATGATTTTAGAACAATACCCACAAATAAAATACAAAACAGATGTTGTTGCTGAGATAAATAAAAAAAGAGAATCAAGTAAAGTACTTGGTAAAACAGAATATGCTTTTTTTGATTGTGGTATACAAGGTAAAGGAATACTTGATGATCCTGAAAATACAGGTAGATATTTAAGTGAAGATTATTATTTTTGTCAATTATGGCGTCAATGTGGTGGTGAGATTTATTCAGACTTAACAAGTACAATGAAACATATTGGTATAAAGAGTTATGAAAGACCACCAATATTAAAAGTAAAACCTAAAGAATAATGGAAATAATTTGTTATATATTTTTAATGCTATGGATTATAGGGGTAAGTGAATGACCGATAAAGATATTTTTAAAGAAGCATTTCCACAAACAGATCAAGTTGGTGGAGATTGGTATAAAAACTACAAAATACAACCTTATGAATTTATAAGAAAAAACAACCTTAATCATTATCAAGGAGTCGTTATAAAATATGTTGTTAGATACTTACAGAAAGGTAGACAGGAAGATTTAAAGAAAATCATACATTATACTAAATTAGAGATACACCACCTAGATGATGATGAAATCAAAGCTAAATACAAGAAAAAATAGTGTTTAAATGCACAGAGATAGTGTTTTTTTTACGATTTATCTGATAATGGTTAAAAGGTACTATGGCTAAAAAAAAAAGTATTTATGGTGTTCAAATTATCTATGAAAAGACGTATAAAGGTACAAGCATAGGTAGAAATCCACAATGCAAAAAAACTATGAATAAACACAAGAGAAGAACTTGGAAAAAATATAGAGGACAAGGGCGATGAAAAAGAGTATTAAGAAACGAGCAAGAAGCAGTAGTGCTATAAATGCTCATCAAAGAATTGACGACCATGAAAAATTATGCAGGATAATGCAGGAAATAACAAATAAAAAAATTGATGCAAATGGTAAGAAGATAGAAAGATTAGAAAAAGTCGTTATGACATCAACAGCTATGTTGATTGTAGGTATGGCTACTATTATTTATGAACTATTAATGTGAGGTAATTGCAATGCAACTTTCAAAACATTTTACACTAGAAGAATTTACGAAATCAATGACAGCAACTCGTAAAGGGATAGATAATACACCTGGAGCTGGTGATATTAAAAACCTTGAAGATTTATGTTATTGTGTTTTAGAACCAGTTAGAAACAAATTTGACAGACCAGTAAGAATAAGCTCAGGGTATCGTAGTGAAGCCCTCTGTGAGGCAATCGGTAGCAAAAAAACATCACAACATGCAAAAGGACAGGCCGCAGATTTTGAAGTACCAGGTATTCCAAATATTAAGATAGCTTACTGGATTCAAGCAAACTGTGACTTTGATCAACTCATACTAGAACATTATTGTCCAAAAGATGGTCAAAAAGGTTGGATACATTGTTCTTATAATGAAAAAGGTTCAAACAGAAAACAGGTTCTAACTTATGATGGCAAGACTTTTGAAAATGGTCTTCCTGATATGGAGTGGGAAGCTGGTCAAGTCAAAGAATAGTTTGATTTTTCTACCATAGATTGATAGTATTTCAACCAGGAGAATATATCTATGTGGTTGAATTTATTATCAGCAGGTTTCAAAACAGCAAGTCATATCTATACAAAGAAACAAGAAACAAAAAGGTTGATGGCAGATGCTCAAAGAAACCACGCAGAAAAAATGGCTCGTGGTGAAGAAGCATATCAAGGAAAGCTTTTAGAAAGTAGAAACTCAGATTGGAAAGATGAAGCAGTTCTTATAATATTATCTACTCCTGTAGCTGTACTTGCTTGGGCAGTCATAAGTGACGACCCACAAGCTATGGATAAAGTCAAATTGTTTTTTGAAATGTTTTCACAACTTCCATCTTGGTTTACAAACTTATGGATTCTTGTTGTTGCAAGTATCTATGGAATAAAAGGAACACAAATATTCAGAAACAAAAAATAGTTTATGAAAAAAATAAATGAAATATGTTTTAGTAATTACTTTCTGTTCCTTTCTAACACAAGAGTGTCCAATACAATTTTATGATGACACTATCTATCAAGATTGGTCAAGTTGTATGAAAGCAGGAATGGAAAAAAGTGGTGGTTTAATAGAGGGAATAGATAAAGAAGTGGTAAATAAAATGAAGATTGCACCTAAATTTAATTGTTACGAACAGAAAGCAGAGTCAGTATGAAAGTAGTAGCTATAGGTGATTTACATGACTCTCCAAATATTAGGGATAAGTCAAGATTTAGGTGGATTGCAAAACATATTAAAAAAGTAAAACCTGATGTAGTTGTACAGATTGGTGACATAATCACTTTAGATAGTTGTACTCATTATATTTCTGATGATACTTATACAGCTAGAATAGAGAAGCCAACTTTCATGAAAGAAATGCAATCTTTTGATGAAGCATTAGAAGAGTTTCATTATGTTCTTAAAGGTGAAAAAATTAAAAAATATATAACACTAGGTAATCATGAAAAACGTATGTGGAGATATGAAGATAAAAATCCAACTTTTTATGGTATGTGTCAAAAAGAGTTTTTTGGTACTTGTAGAAAGTATAAATGGAAAGTAATTCCTTGGGGTCAATATCTTATGCTTGGTGGTGTTGGTTTCATTCATGCTCCTATAAATCCAATGGGTAAAGAGTATGGTGGTGAAGCTAGTGAAAGACAGATAGCTAACAAGTCTAAAATTGATATTGTATTTGGTCATAGTCATAGAGCACAAGACATAAGAGTTCCAAAAATATCAGATACAAAAAATGATTTTACAAGAATATTAAACATAGGGTGTGCTTTACCTGAGGGTCATATAGAAAGTTATGCAAAACATAGCTTGACTGGTTGGACATACCAAATAGTTGAGATAGATATTTGGGATAATCATATTATGGAGGTTCAAAATATATCTATGAAAAAACTAAAAAAACTATATGGGTAAATATGAAACTTCCTGGAACTATACATCTTGGTCATAGAAAACTTAAAGTAAGTGAGATAAGTCCTAAGACGGCAAGTAAAGAATCTGTTTATGGAGATTTCGATCCAGCTAAAGATAGGATAAGAATTGATAGATCTCTACCTCATACAAAAAAATTAAATACTTTAATACATGAAATAGTACATTTATTGTTAGATCATTTTAATGCTGGTTTAAAAGATAAAGATGAAGAAAAGGTTTGTGAAGTATTGGGTAGTGGTTTATCTGATCTTTTTGCACAAAATCCACGTCTTTTGAAGTATATTAATAGTGTTTACAGCAATAATAAAAAATAGTATAATTTATTTGAAAATCATCCCTTAGGAACCCCCTGTATTATGACATATTTCTACAGGGGGTGTTTTTTTTAAGTATTATTTTTTGATTTGATACTGATAGAGTGAGGTCTATCTTTTCTTAAATTGACAGATAAAATATCTTTAAAACCAAAATAGCAGTAAGTATCATTTTCGACTAATACCCTATAAAAGTTTTCCATATTTTCTAGCTCACCCTTGATACAAATAGAAGTAATCCAATGATCACCCCCATTTAATTGATGACCAGCTTGTGACCAGTAAACTCTTATTTCTTTACCAACACAATGAGCATCAATTACACTCTTTTGATATTCTTTAGAACCTGGTCCACCATGCATTTGGACTCCACCTTTTTTTGCTGGGTCTAAAGATTTATCTTCATAAATCAACATAGGATCATTAAGCATTTTTACCTCCTTTCCATATGCTTTTATCAATATGACTTGACCACCATCTACCTTTAGATATTACTTTTTGTCTAGAAGTTTCATGGTAGCTAATATCAAGTATACCCAGTTTTCTTAATCTTCTTAAAGTAGAAGATATTTTTCCCTTAGGTATAATATCAATATTATTTTTAAGATAAGTAACTAACTCAGATTTATACTCACCATCATTATCAGTTACAAATTCAATAATCTTATTGTAAACAACATCAACATAAGATTTTTCTACTTCTTTTTCTTTTTCAAAAATAGAAATATCAATATTGTTTCTGTTTAGTAGATCATTGATTTCTTCTTCACTCCACCTTTCAAACTTTGTAAAGTTTATTTGGTGTAGGTTACCAACTAAGAAATGCAAATCATCATAATCAATATGATCATCTGACACTTTAGCAAGAACTTGATTTACAATTTCTAAATCAGGTTTCTTGTATTTTTTTTCTTTGTTGTACATGGTTCCTCCATTTTTGTTTTCTAGAGTTTACCATATCAGATAGTGGTGTCAATAGTTTTTATTAGTTGTTATTACTAACTAATAGAGCATTATTTTTGCTTATTTATAATATACCTAGCTGAACTCTCTTCTGTTATTCTCATATCTTTCAAAATCTTCATGTGTTCATATTTATCTCTAGCACTTTCTGCCTCACATTCTGCTATAAAAACTGCTTTAACGTGTTTTTCATATTCTTCACTTGCTAAAGCATTTGTTTTAGAATCAGCATGGCTCATACCTTGATCTCTAAATCTTTTAATTAACCTGTTTAAGATTATTGGCTCCAGGTATTTTAATTTTTTAAAAAGTTTATTTTTATTTACTTTTGTTTCAGAAGCAGACTCTAATTCTGCATAAGTTTTTTCTGTATCAATTACGTATGTTGTGTTTTGTTGTGTCATTTATCCTCCTTTTTTTTTGTTATGCGTATAAAATCCCTACACTAATTATATTAGTTTTTATTACTCACTATGTTTTTCTAATTGTAACTATTTATTTTTCTTATATTAGCCGCTTCGTAAATGCGGGCAACTAAGTCAGCAATAAAAACTGGAGAGTTTTCAAATGCGGCGGTATCGACTTCCTCATACAAATACGAACGAGCAAAACTAATTAATGCTTCTTTTCGTGCACTATTGACTGAGTAAGAGTTATCTTTATGAGAAAAGCCAGTATCGCGATGTGTTACTTCAATCGAGTTGTAATACTGTGGCAACATGAAATTATAATATTTTATTGTACCACGTGGACCAGATGCTTGAACGTTAGCTTCTGGCCAAAAGCCTTTGCCATATGATACTTCGATAATAACACGCCGTTTCTTCTTTAACGCACTTTCGTTATATTTTGCATGTTCACCTGTTATTTCTTTAAATATTTCTAATTCAACCAGCATCTTATCATCAATATTTTTATCAACACTTGTCTCTGGCTCTGCACGTATAATTAACACACAAGAAGGATCTTCTATTTCAAATAAAGTTCGTACCAT